AGCGACTTGACCAACTTTTTATAGTTAAGTTTTCATAAGCATTTCTTAATATAAGTTATTGATTTACAGACGATTAAATATTAATTTAACGCAGTATTGCTCTATGCTTCTCACATCTTTTTGGTTTATTCCAAAAAGCTTTTTCTATACCATCGTAATCAACGGCAAGCCATATACTATAATTTTTAGGTATCATAACTATTCCTCCACTTTTACGCCAAACGGAAGCCCGTCGGCAAATGTGTAATGTTCCATAATTTCATCTAAAACGAATCCACTGATACCATTTATATAAACTTCTTCTCCGTTAGCGATAATAGAAGTAATTAAGGAATGATGCTCACCTTCCTTTCCTTTTATCCACCCGAATGGCTGATGCTTTTGCATTTCTTGCCAGCACTCTTCTTCGTCCTTAAATGGGCGGTAGGTAGTCTCTGGCTTGATGCGATACTCTGTATGTTTCCAAAACTCAATCTCCTTCATTTCCGTCCAATCATTCGGAACATCTGAACCTTCTATGAAACTTGGTTTGGTTCTACACTCAATTATCCTTCCTTCTGCAAAAGCTTGCATAATAGGATAAAATTCTTTAGCTTCAATTCTATTCATAGCTTTAATAATTTAGTTAAATACTTATCCATACTATAATACACTATCTGAGTAATAGTGTATACATAGAATGATTTACATCCTTTAGTTTCTTTCACTCGTAATATAGTACTTCCTGTTATTACCCATATTGCTGGTATGATTAAAGGCAACAAAGGACTTTCAATTACGAATACTATAGTACATATAGGAATCATAAGTAACACATATACTAATCGCTTCAAGATTTTCATATCAATCCTCCAACTCTATGTTATTTTCTGCTGCGTAGCCATCTTGTGCTTCCTCACACCAGTTTCCTTCGCAAAGACAACCTATACCAAGATTATGCTCTGGAATGATGTTCTTGTTACAATATACACAGACAGCATCGCCAAATTCATTTTGTAATTCTTCTCTTGTCATAATCAATCATTTTTATATTCTTCCCATCCATTCTCCCAAGAGCCACCTGAACGGATAGCCCAAAACTCTTGTTGAGGAAGGATAGTTCCTTCTTCATCAACTAACTCCTTTCCTTTGTATTGAACAAACTCACCTTTTGAAAATGAGTTATGTCTTATCGGCTTTCCTACGCTGATAGCGAAAGCCATTGCTTCTTGCTTTGTCATATCAATCCTCCAACTTATCAATAGGTTTCCAATGAGTGATACGAGCCATTCTCCCTTCCCATAAGATGATGAAGTCATTACCATCTTTTGGGACGGTAGTACATTCCACTCTTCTGTTTTTGAAAACATTACCAGGAGCCATCTTGCTTGTTACAAAGACTTCTTCTCCGTAAGGTGGCAGCTTATCCTCAACAGATACCCAGTCTGACTTTCCTAACTCTATCAAAGCATCATGCAATAAGCTATTTGCCTTTCTCAAAGGAGCATTATGCTTATCGCTTCCAAATTCCAAGCTATCAATATTGTTGACGATAACTTCTTGTATCAGCTCTTTAACTTTCTTCTTATTCATCCTCCAACTCTTTAAGTGCCAAGACTAACTCATTTTGAATATGAATTGCAGTGCCTTCACTCAATTTTATTCTTTTTGAGCCAATCATCTTGGAAACATTATTGATATGAATTATCGCTTTTTCTTTACTCATTGCTTATTCTCCTTTGTATTACACGTTGCTTGGTCACCTTCATAGTAAGGAGCACCGACTTTAGGTAATATCTGAGTATTTCTATTACAGAAACATTGCATAACCCAAGGTGCGTTTACCTTTCCGCATCTAGGACATATCCATCCTTCTTGTGCCATATTCTTTTCTTTTTACCCTCTTCCTGTTGCAGGAGAGGGTGGTAAATTATAATTCAAACTCTTTGATTACTTTAGGTAATTTATCGTACCCCATAGCTACATGATGCTTCTTGCAAGCATCAATAGCTTTTTCTAGAGTATCAAAATAACTAACACAGCGACAGAGATTTGTAGACTTATCTTCTTCAATGTATCTAAACTCAGTACCAAATCTGCTTTGTTTACCAACTAATGCTCTAAAGCCTTTTTCATCTTTTGTAATTCTATATTTCATAACTATCTATTTATATCCTTTGCAGGATGGTTAATCAATCTTCTTGACACTATCAATTTCCATACTACATAGTACAAACTCTCTATTAGAGCGAGTGCCATCTTTCTTAGCAGGGTTGATTCTTACCTCAATCATGCCAGAATATCTTGCGCAATATCGTTCTGGAATAATGCTTGCAATCCAACATACATTACATCTTGAACAGCTCACTTTGTCACCAACCTTGTATGGAAGACTTTCTATGTACTCCTTCACATCAGAACAAATCTGATTGTTAGCATCATTGATGATACTTTGTTGCTTGGCAACCTTTGCTTTTAATTCTTCTTTTGTCATATTTTTAAATTTATGCCCGAAGGCTGTTAATCACCATATTTATATAATTCTTCACCACTTGAGTCATATCCACAACAAGGACATACCCATCCGTCAATTATAACGGACTTTTTACACTTAGGGCATAAGCCTCTGACTTTATTAAAGCTTTCTAAAGCATATTGACAAGCTTTCAAATACTCTAATTCATCTTCGTCAGCTTGATTATCAATAAGTGCCTTATACTCATCCTTATCTAAAACTACAACTTCTAATGCCATACTACACCTCCATTTCTGAATTAAGTCCTAAACCGAAGAGAAGGTGCTGGAGTTCATGAACATACTTAATGTATGCAATTTGTGTACATACATTGTTGTAAGTAAACGGATATACATCAAACTCTTTACCGATACCTTTTTCTATGTAGATAGGGACATATCCATATTCTTCAATATCGGGTTTTGTATATACCAAATGACTATTCTTTATTCCTCTGCTCATCGCTTTTTTCTCCCATCCATTCTTCTCTAGAATCTCAGTAGTGAGAGGAATCGGAGATACCTCATCATTATAAGTTTGAATCCAATCGTCTTTAGAAGAACCTTGAAACCCTTTACCAATAAATACGACAAGCCTATAGCAACCTTTTCTTCTTAAAAAAGTATGTGTTACGAAACCTATTTTTCCAGTAGCTTTTCCATATTCAATTTTTACTATATCTCCTGGAATATATTCTAATTTATTCATACGCTCTAATCTTTGCTATTAATGAAATCCTCATACTCACCTATCGTGATTTCTCTGAAATCGGAGTTGCATTTCTCTGCTCGGATGCCATCATCGAAGAAGGCGAAAATGCGGTCTTTGTGACGGAGAAGCTGAGTGATGGAGATAGAACCACTTTGAGAATCCCCTATGCCCAACTCATTCAATATCTTGAAATGATTGGTAACAGCTTTATAGGAGGCAAGTACGGCGGCGACAGCTTTACCTTGCTTGTATCGCTTATTAGGTGCAATAGCTATATAGTAACCGTCCTCCAATTTTACACCGTCTATCTTCTTCCACACCTTCTTATCTAGCGTATCGTAACGCTCAGAAGGTACCCAGATAGCGGTTATCTCGTACTCTCGCAGCAAGCTGCTGTTAGGCTGATAGCCCTGATATTTTTCAAATTCGAAGCCTACGGCTTCTTCTACTCGTTTCATGTATGATTGATGCTCTTCAAATTCAGCATCGAGAATACCCTTAATGTATTCGTAAGCCTTTGTTCCTTGTTTTGCTTCGTATAACATATCTCTTTACTTTTTATCCAACATTTCTTTAGCTTTATCAAATGTCTCACAACACATTTGGCAAACATCTTCAAGACTTCTTGCATCCCAATTACAATATAGTCTTCCGTAACTTTCGGTTATTACTACAACCTGTCTGTCACGGAGGATTCGCCATATCATTTTCAACTTCTGTTTCATACGCTTTACTTTTTACACTAAGTTCTTTCTAGCCCAAGCTTCTGCCTTTGGCTTAGTCTTGAACTGTTTGTTTTTTACTTCATGCCAAACTCCATAAGGAGCGGTCTTATATTCGATGAGAAACAAACCTTTCTCAATTTTGACTATTCTATATTCAAAATACATACGCTTATATTTTTAAATTGCTATCTAATTGCAAGCCAAAAAGAATATGTTGGAGTTCATCTACACATTTTATCATAACAGTATCGTCTTTTCCGTCATTGAAAGATACTCCGATAATTCCCAAGAAATTATTATATCGCAAAGTGAAAGGGTATTCTTGGTGTTTATACCACCTATGCCCAAAACATTCTCCTTCAGAGCGATAACATGTCCATCCATTCTTTTTAAGAAACTCTTCTGTGCTTGGACGAGCATATCATCGAATAAATCCGATACATCTACACTAACTTTATAATATGCCATAATTTGAAATTTTAAAAGTAATTAGTTGTACCACACATCATTTGGCATAAGAGCCAATTTTCATCCATACTCTAGTTCATACCTTAATATTTCAAGGTCGTGACTCATTACAGATGAAAGACCTACAAACTTATTTTCGTACTCCATATCCAAACCATTTAGTTACCATACTTGTAATGCAAATAATTATCCTCTGAGCCGAAATAAAGCTCGGTATCGCTCATATTTGCCTCCATCAAGTCATTCTCTACATCTTTATAAGAAGGCACGCAATCCTTAACTCTTTGGCAGAACAAAGGATATTTTGAAGACACATCTTCTCCGTCTTCATTATAGATATTAATCTTATCTACATTGTAATATGGATAAGAAGAAATATTTCCATATGAATGGATAACCTTTCTACTCTTAACGGACACCACGATTTCAGCAGGTTTGTTAATAGCATCAAACTCGCAAGTAAAATCATCAAGCTGCGCCTCAAAAGCCGCATCATTAAACTTTTCAGATAAGTTTTCAAAAAACTTTTTCATTTTCTTATTACAGTTTTTGTGGTGTGTCTCACCATTTTTAATTAGTAACCTTTATTTTTTAATTACGATGCAAAGATACAAAGAATATTCGAAATATGCAAATTATTTAATGTATTTCTTTTACCTTTTAACACTCTATAATAATGCAAACAAATAATTTGCTGACGTTAACACAAAAATCCCCACCACTACATTATTATATATAGTGATGGGGTAAACCCAAAAAGGTATTTTGCCTTTGGGCTATTTTTCTTCCTTATCTACGATTTCAACGAAATCACCGATACCCAAACGAGCATTGTTAATGCAAGACGCAATCCAACCCATCAAGTAGGCTGAAGGCTCGCCGCCGTGTTCCATGCCAGTATGATCCTCGATGGCATCGCAGACGTGAGAAGCTTCATGGCAGCAGTAGTTCATCGACATAACCTTCTGACACGGAAACGAGACAAGAACGCCACGTCTTCTGTCGCTCTTCCTGACAGCATCGGAATACGTAACGCCGCCGTAATCACTATCGGGAGCATTGCACTTGTCAAAACATGAATCTATCAGCTCTTTCAGGTCTTTACCGATGTGTACCCAAAGTTTCAAAGGGTAGATTCCGTTTTCGTATTCGTAATATCCTTTCTTCTTCATACCTCATCGTTTTTATGTTTATCCCACCCTGCTTTTGAAAAGGCATACCAAGTATCACAAATGTCAAGAGCGAGCATGTTGCCTTGGTTAATACAAAAATCGCTATCAAAGCCTTCGATATGAACATACATCAGTGCTATAGTATCATAAGGAACGCTACGACCTTCAAGACAAGGGTTTTTAAAATTTTTAGTCTTGTATAAACTTGTAACAATTGGCACTTGAAGAACGTCTGAAATATTCTTAGTGCTAATCTCTATCGACTTCTTAAACTTCTTCATATTCCCAACTATTTCTGTTTTAAAATAACGCGGACTGCGCATGTTATGTGTAGAGTTTGTGTTATTTATAATGAGAGTTACATCCCTAGAAGAATTTTGCGGGCTGACATTCATCGATTAACTTGCGTGCTTCTTTAGCACACTCAGCCACGCATTTTTCGACTGCTTCTGTGATGTCTTGGATTTGCCCCTCACGCATATTGCCATATTTATCGCAAGTATCGGCTATTATTTTGTAGAGAACACGTTTTTGCAAAACCTCCATATAATCTACAAAATCCTTGCAAGTTTTGCGTCGAGGTTCTTGCACCCAATCAAGAAAGTCCTTCTTCCAGTCTTTCCATGTTTTGATTTTTATTACTATCATTGCTGTTTATATTTTTTATTTGTTGTTCTTGTGCCCTATATGATATTTGTTGCATATCCTACACCAATACACCGCCATACCTTGTGCCCGTAACTTCGGATTCTGATTCAGAAACTCCCAAGCATCATCCTCGCTTTCATAAGCTAACTTCGTCTTCCAAGATTGACCCTTTCTAACCCAATGCTCAGGATCTGGATGCAAATGACGAGGAATACATTTATTTCTTTTCTTCATAACTTCTTCAGAAATTTAAGTTGAAACCCTTCTGCCTTTTTTATTCCTGGGTATAGCTTCGTTAGAACCTCCCATGCTCTTGTCTTGTGCCGATGCCACATCGTAACCGGATGCACACGCTCACCACTTGGTAACACATAGAAATCTGCCTTAATGGTATCAATATGCTCATAGTTTGCAGCTTTATATATAGTTCCCTTGTTACCTATGGACGTATCGGCATAAGATATAAGGTACTTGATTTCCTTATGTGTTGCCCTAATATACTTATGCAAGAGAGATAGGCAAATCGTCTCGCTAAACTTTGGCATATCATCAGACAACCACATTCTGTCAAATTCCCTCACTTGATGGTAATCCAACACTTCGCCCTTTTCAGTCTTGATGTGCGGTCGGATTCCATACCCTATTTGCATTGCACCCCTTATCTTATCCTTATACAATACCAAAAGATTCAAGCAACTATTCTTCGTTACCTTGTGTGAAAAGTGATGAGGAACTATGATTGCATCAGCTTGCGTCTTATCGCACTCCATCAGCTTTATTCCCTTTTCCTTGCACTCGTAACCGATAACAAATCCGCAGAAGCCTAGCACTGGAGACTTGTTCAACTTTCTTCTTCTCATATCAATGATACCTCCAAAAATAACGTTTGAAATTATCTAGCAAATGCTCTATACAAGCTTTGATTTCGCCTTCTCTCAAGAATCGGTTGCAAAAACCTATCAATTCATCACGTACCAACCCTCGTTTTAAGGCTTTGTCTCTCATAGCTCTTATAAGAGCATCCGTTGTTTCTTTATTCCCATTTCTTACAACAGGATTGCAACAAAACACCTTGCACATATCCATAGTTTCAAAACAGACTTAACTGCCTACTCATATTCTTTAATTCGTTATTAGCAAAATCTACTTGACGCTGGTCTATTTCAAAGCCTATATACTTTCTTTCAAGGTTTACGCAAGCTCTTGCCGTTGTACCGCTCCCCATGAATGGGTCTAGAACAACATCACCAACATTTGTCGAGTTTCTAATTAATATCTCCATCAACTTTACAGGTTTTTCAGTCTGATTAATCAAACCATCCTTATCCTTGCGCTTGTTGGTTGGAATAGGAACACTCAGAATGTCAGATGTACCACATTCATTTATCTGTCTATCACCACCTTTGCGTAGCATGATGATATACTCTTTCTGTGCCATATAATAGCGGCCACATATTTTTGCGCACTTATCCCATATTAAGCATTTGGTAAAATGGAACTCACTCTTTCCTACCACATCAAGAAAGTGCATTAAATTATAATCATTACACATAAGATAGCAATGCGACCTGTCCTTTAATATCCGGTACAAATCATTGATGTAGTCCGAAATATCAATATCGTTACTCTTGAATATCTTGCCCTTTCTTGTTTGAGATTCCGTCCAATATCCTCCCATACTCCCTGAGCCACCCCTAGACTGAACCGGATAAGCCACATCGGAACATACGAGGTCTATGCTATCACTATCAATCAGCTTTAAAAGCTTTCGACAATCACCTTGATAAATTCTATTTAACTCCAGCATATCCAAACATATCTTTTTGATTAAACAATTCTTCCTTAATTCTTCTTTGTGCCACCTTGAAATAATCCTCATCCAATTCAAAACCAAGGTAATTCCGATTTGTCCGCATACAAGCCAGAGCAGTACTTGCGCTGCCCATAAAGCCATCAAACACCAAATCTCCTTCGTTCGATGATTTCAAGATGCATTGCATTAGCAAGGGGATTGGCTTCTCGTTCTGATGTACCAATTTATCTGATGGAACTCTATCAAAGTCCCACACGTCCTCCAAACGCTTGCCGTTTATGATTCGTCTGCCTTTATTCAAGTACAGGATTGGCTCGTAACATTGACCATATTGCGCATCTAAATCTCCAGCCGTATGGTTGTTCTTTCGCCAAATGAGCACATTCTTAATGGTAAACCCTGCGTTCCTCGCTTGTTGCATAAAAAAGTCCAAGGTCTTGGCACTACAGAAGATATAAGCAGCACTATCATCCTTCAAAATCCGGTAGCATTCGCTCATATAATCAATAATCAATTGCTCATTATCGTCATTGAGTATTTCCTTCGAAAAACGATGGCCGTCTGCTCTCCATCCCGTCTTATAGGAGATACAATATGGTGGGTCAGTAACAATTAAATCTACTTTCCCGCTCTCTATTTGTTTCATTCCTTCTATGCAGTCGGAATTGTATATTCTATCAAATTCAAGCATATCAAATCTCTTTTATAGCGTTAACATAAGCTTCATGAGCCTCTTGTTGCGTATCAAAGCAACCTATATATATTTTCTTTTTACCTATCTGATACTGCGCTTGCCATTTTCTTACACTCTTATTCCAAGTCACACCCAAATATTCGGAAGAGGTTTTCTTTGCTATAGCAGAATAAATCACATTGTATCTTGCGGTGCAATACTCCAAGTTGTCTACATCGTTATTCGTCTTGTCGAAATCCTTATGATTCACCATCGGCAACGCTTCTGGATTCTCCAAGAAAGCCTGAGCTACCAAACGATGGATATAAAACATCTTGCGCTTTCCGTTCTTGTAAAGCCATACCTTCAGATAACCTTTTGGTGTCTTGCAAGGTACGATTTCCTTTAATTGAGACGTTCTCCCAATAGTAAAAACATGTCCCAGCTTGCTAACATAATACCTTTCGTAATTCTTTATAGGCTTTATATCACCAAGAAACCTTGTTATACATTTATCTTTCATTGTTACCTCCTTTTTCAAAGAAACTTGAATATATGGCTTGCGCCTCCTTTGTATCTAGCAAATCAATATCATTGTAAAACCTTCTGTACACAACGCACAGCCTTTCGTCATTTCCGGTTTCTCTTGCTTTAGCTATTTGCTGACAAGACTCCATGAGAAATGCACTTACCTTCTCATAACTTCGCTTCTGTGTCTTCTTTAGCATATCCATGCTTACAAAGGTTTTGTAATGGATGATATGCTTTTCTTGCTCGTATTCTGTGAGTATAAGCCCTTCCGGAATAGCAAATACCACTCTTCTTGTCTTGTCATCACTATAGAGCTGAACAGCACCTGTAAACGATGTATATATCTTTTGCAATATCTTGAGAATCGGTAAGTCTTTTTTCAAAAACCTTTCTGCAAATCTCTTCAGAAAATGAACGCTCATAGCAAAACAATCTTCGCTATACCCCTCGTTTCTACTCATAGGAATATACTCGTTGGTTTCCTTCAGATAAATGAACAAACCGGAAGCAAATACATCGCCATGTTTTACACCTACAACGATGAAATAATCGGCATTAGGTGTAGCAAGCTCAAAGGTCTTTGTTATTTGTCTTACGTTCTGCTTTCTCATTTCACGTTTAAGCTCATTAGCTTTTCGCATCTGAAACTCATAGATTCTAGCTTCATCTAAGTTTCGTACTCTACGCATCTCTCCCGATGTCATACTTGCTGTTATCATGCGCATTCCTCCTTTTTTATTTTAGATAGCCAGCAATCCCAGATTCTAGTAGCTACATTAGCCATCATAACTGGAGGCACACACATACCACAGGCAAACCAAGGCTTCATACCATTAAAGTCATAATCCATAGGGAATGTTGAGGCTAAAATCGTATCATGCGCCGACATATAGCTTGGATTATCAAAATACACAAGTCTATCTTCCATTGCTGATATAGTATTGCATACCTTATTCTTTTTAAGAAACATATTATTGAACATAGAAAGACGATTATCCATCCGCTTGACAATATCACCGATAGAATTGTCCTTTTCGTTTCTATACTCCCAATACTTCATCATTCCTTTAGGAATCTGTCTTCCATTATAGTCCGAGAACTCATCCAAGACAATTTCTTTCTCGTTGAAGTCCATATCTATCTTAGGCACTCGCTCGAACAAATCCTTCTGAACCATAAACGGCTTGCAAAGGTCTTTGCGTAATCCTAGAAAGAACACCCTAGGTCGATTCTGAGGAACACCCATATTACGTGCATTAAGCAACCAATGCTGCAAGATATATCCGGCATTATCCATCTGCTTGTAAATCTCTTTCACGTACTCGATAGCTTCACCTTGCAACAAACCTTGGACATTCTCAAAAACCACCACCTTTGGCTTTAGTTCTTTAGCAAGGTCAATAGAGTAGAAAGCCAAATCGTCAAGCCTTTGCGCCTTCTGACCTTCTCGGAATACTTTTTCCTTTCCCCAAGCCTTTTGGCGGTCACCTGCAATACTGAATACAGAACATGGGAAACTAGCATCCAATATATCCAAATTATGCAACTCTTCTTTCATAATATGCCCCCCATATTGATATTGGTAATCAACTCACGAATATCACAATTGAAAGAATACTTGACATCGTGATTCTTCAAGTACATCTTCATAACCTTTGGGTCTATCTCATTACAGGCTACAACATCGTAGCCAGCTAGTTTGTAACCAAAGGAACTTCCACCTCCACAACAAAAGCAAGACATCACCTTACCTTTGTCTTTTGTGAAATTAGCATCTTTTTTAGTCCATCTATAAGGGAACTTGTGCTCGTTTTTATACATTTATCTACCATAAAAAACAATCGTTAATAAAAACCGATGTATAAAAATAACCACAAGTAATATGGTTGTAAAAAAGGGACTCTAACCCTTGAATTTAGATTCTGTTTTCTTCGGCAATGCGTCTTAAATAATCATCCGCTGCGTTATCATCTATTTTCGACTTAAGAGACATTCCTGTGTTATATCCTATCATTAAGGACACATTCTTGCTCTTTTTCTTGTTCTTTCCATATCGCCAGCTAAAAACCTTTCCTAGCCAAGCTATACCGACAATACCATCTGCTACAACTATTGTCGGAAACAAAACAAATACTCTATATATCATCGCAATCTAATTGAGAGTTAAAAATATATCTATTCTGATTCAACCAAAGCTCCACGTAGTCAGCCTTGATTTTCAGAAATTCTTCGTATGTGTAGCATTTCTGCTGCTTACCACCTTTGTTCCAATAATAGGCAACTCCTCCCAAAGAAAAGAAGTCTATCAAGTCCATTTCCTTTCGCTCCGGTTCTTCACGCTTTTTCTTTTGCCTATATCTACTTACAGCAAGCAATATGAGACAAACGCAAAGCAACATGGAAACCAGTATCTCGAATATCAACCTTACGTCTTGCATCTTATTTTAAACACAAAAACACGAAACTACCGATTGCAAAGTCAAAGGAATAGTGACTCGGACTGCCTTTCGGTATAGTCCATCGGGTTTCGTGTCTCTAATATCTTATCAATTTCTTAAATCGCCATTTTATCCTTTTTTGTTCTGCGCTTGCAAAGATAAATAATATTTCGCTAACTTGCAAGCGTTTTAGTGCTTTTAATACTTTATTTGCATTATTTTAAACTTATCCTTTTTTGAAGTTCATTCCAAACTCTTCTTCCGTTACCTCATACATTACATCACCACATGCTACTCTTTGCTTGTCTTTTGCCATCAGTAATAAATTTCTATAAGGTATCTCTTTCACGACTTCTTGGTAAGATAAGTGCAGACTATCCATAAAAGATGCAATCTGTCCTAAGAGTGTATCGTTACCTATGGTCGTGGTTTTGCTATCATCCTTGCCGCACTCTTCGCCAAAATTGATAGCGTCTGAAAATCCTTTATAGAGATTAAGGAATAAGCCGTTTGTAAGCCATTGACAACCTCTTCAAGCGTTCCTTTAGATAATTCATCACTAATGGATTCATCGCCTTGTATGAATACGGACAACGCCTTGCAAGCATCATCCAAATTCTTAAGCATGCATAAGACTTCCGCTAAGGTCTTGCCCTCTTCGAAACTATCAAGGTATTTAGCCGCCTTGACCAATTTTATAATTGTAGGTGGTGAAACGTAATAAGCCCTTCCTTTCACGATTATCGTTACGGTGTCCTCTCCAAGAATTGCATCCGTAACTAATTTACTTGCCTTACTCATGGTTCTGAATATTAAAAAAGGGGAACGGCATTAACACCATCCCCCTCTATCATTTGTTGCCTATGTCTTATTCTTGTTCTACAACCGCAGAGCCTTCCCATTGGTACTCGCCAGCCACACCATCGATCTCGCTTTCCATAGCAACGGCAGAAATACCCAAAGTGATATTCTTATCCTGCTGGTCACCCTTGGCAACGATAGCCGCATTTGAGAAAACGATGTAGTTCCCTGTCTTGGTCTGAGCAACGATACACTTGTTGATATTAGCCAAATCTTGGCTAGAAGACCAACCTACTGCATCTGCCTCCGTTGTAGTCTCTTCTCCAGTTGCCTTGTACATCTTACCACCCTGCAAGTCTACCTTATTCTTCCATGAAAAGACACCAATAGAGAATGTAATTGTCTTAGCACCCTCATCGGTCTTGTCACGATAGTAAACCTGTCCGTTCAGCTCGTTCTTGTACTCGGTAACACTAGGGTCATCCTGAGAATATCCCCATGTTCCCTCATGGCTGTTCTTAACCTCTGTAGCGGTTTTCAACCATGTAGCCAACTTAGCAGGTGTATTTGCCTCGGTAAGAGGAGCACCATACCAAATTCTCTTGATTCCAATAAATGGTTTCATCTTATCTTACGTTTAATGTTTCAAAATCAATAGTAATGTTTGCGTAATGGCAACTCAACCTACTCTCTTGCTCTATGCCGTGGGAACGGATAGAATAGCGATACCATACATCCTCAGCTTTTCCGACCTCATTGTCGGACAGGGTTTGAATAGCCTTCTTTAAAAGCTCGTTCAATTGAGGATTAGCCTCGCCCTCTATATCTTTGAGCAATATGTTTACCTCTATAGTACAATCGTTGAAATATGTCTTGTCTGCACTCATGCGCTTAGGAATGATTACTATCATGCCTTCATCAGGAATCTTCTCACCGACCAAAGGTCTTTCCCCCTCAAGTCCACCCTTTGTCAGATGTCCTTTCAGTCTTCGTTCCAATCCCATAAGTTCCAAGTCATCATAGATTACATGACCAGCATCTATTTCTGTTATCATCGCATATCCTCGATTTCTTTCTTGATATACTGAATACCCGAATCTATAACATCATATCCCCTAGAGGAAACATCAGACGCATATTCCGCTTTGTTGCCAAGGGTCAAGGTGTGGTCATGTACATTACTATAGTTAGACCTTCTGAGATTACCTGTGCGGTTTCGGTAGTTTCCGTTAGCCTTATCAAGCTCAACAGCAGTTTTACCTAACCTGTCAAGAAATTCATCTACTTCCCTTTCTCCCTGTGCAAAGAAAGCGTCTATCTCATCCTTTATAACATCAGACATAGATACTCATATAACCAAGATAATTGCACTTAGGGGCATTATAGACCTTTCCACCTCCTCGGTAACTTCCATCATCGGAATATACTTTGACTTCATCACCTTCGGAAATCTGGCACTTGTCACAAACAATATGATATTTCGGTGTATATATGCTACCATTATCGGTAGTGAAATGCTCGGTAGAGTTGTCATCGCACCGACAACGCCCCATTTCTTTCCATTCCTCAGAAGAGCTAATGACCTCGTTGTACTTGTTGACAACCTTATTCACGAACTTTTTCTTTAATATATGAGGGGAATATAACATAACCTAGACATTTACCAAATATCAGACTTATCCGTGATAGTGGAAAGCCCTAAAGCTGCCACCACTTCATTATCCGGAGTAACACCATACTTACGGCAAAGCCACATATAGTATTGTCCTATCCTAGAGTAGTCCCAAGAGACAGAGAATCCATTTTCGTTCACATTGCTCATATATGGGGCAAGCATAAGTTCCTCGATTACGGAAATCATCGCCTTGCCTACAACCTGCGAATTATCAGACGTATATTCTTCGTCAAGGTCTATACCTAACGAAATATCTTCCAATTGAGCATCCGTTATATTCCAAGCACGCAACTTCTGCGAAATGTATTCTCTTATCTTCATGTGACATCATTATTTCTGAGCCTGACTCATAGCCTCAGCGATTTTCTTTGCAGCCTCTTGCTCGCTCTTAGCCTTTTCGTCAAGTTCCTCTTCTACATTCTCCTTTTCAGAAGTCTCTTCGGTTGACTCGGCAGCATCCTTTTTTGGGGTTTTCTCCTTTTTAGTCTTGCTCTCCTTCTTCTCCTTTAAGACTTCCTTCTTAGGTGTCTCTTCTGATTTTTTATCTTCATCCTCTTTAGGATTTTCTTTTCCATCATTCAAGACTTCCTTTTTAGGAGTATCTTTAATTTCCTTATCGTCTTTTGGAGATGCAGAACTATTATCGTTCTGCACCTCCAACATCTTGCAAAGCTTACGTTCGATAAGGGAGTTCATGCGTTCTTCGTCAAAGTCCAAGATTGCACCTACTTCATAGATGGTGTTAAAATGGAACTTATCACGGAACGGACTAATTACCTCACCTCTCATAAGCCTAACCTACTGCTTGTGTTGAGTCCAAAGAATAGATAGCATCAACGTTATTCAAGATAGGAACAACCATTGCTTGTGAGCTGGTGAACTCACGGAGTGGGTCGTTGGTAGAATAACGACTAGCCAAGATATACTCATCGGCTGACTGATAAGTAACACCTGCAACTGGTCTTGTAGCTTCGGCTACGTTAGTCCAGAACAAATCACCAAGGTTATCATAGCATGTAAAGGTCATGTGACCCTTAGCCCAAGGGTTGTGTGTTCCCTTCTTGCCGTTAATCTCGGTCTTGATTGTACGGGCTACACGTACCAAGTTAGTCTGCCACTTATTTCTGAAGATAGAAGCAATCTGCTCAAAGCTCAAAATAGGAATATTGCTATTACTATTGGTTGCAATGCCTTGATTGAAGGCAAACTGAGCACGAACCTGCTTGTTCTTGCCAAGCAACTTGATTGTGTAATCATCAAGATAACAAGTAGTGATGGTATTTTGGTCTTCCATCGCCTTGTCGTAAACCAATTGGATGTCATCAAGAGGAGTTGCATCCTCTGCGTCCCAAGCCTTAGCACCGTGACCGAACTTATTCTTCTCGGCAAAACCTACATCAATTCGGATACCAGTACCACCGGAACGAGTTGCCAAAGCTACACCTGTTGACAGCTCACTGAGGAACATATCTTCAATACGCTCGTAAACCGCCTGAATACAACGAGGAAGGTCTGCAAACAAGTTACGCAAAATCTGTGGCTGAGGCAAACGTTGCGCAATCATGTTATCCAAATCCTTAAGCTGCTTCTCTGACATGTAAAGCTTCATACCAACCTTTGGGATTTGACCCTCAGCGGTTGAAACCTTATCACGGCTCTTCAATGGAAGTTCTGCATCCATTGATACAACATCAGCAGCAACTCGTGTGTATTCCGCAGTAATTGATGCCCAGCGTCCGTCCTGACTATATGTGTTAGTCAAGTGGTCTCGGTACATATAGGTCAATGCAGTCTGATTCTTGCCGTTCAACTTCTCTACTACACTTGCAACAAGTTGTGGGAAGTATTTATTGACCAACTGAAAATAAAGTGATTTTTCCATCTGTTATCCTCCTTCTTTTAGTCTTTGTCCATGGTTGCATCAGACTCATCGAACTTGTTTGCATCCTCATCGCTAACCAAAGCAATCTTTGGCATAGCTGTAAGGAACGCATCCGGATAGTCTGCACCATTTGCAGCCTTAGCTGCTACCTTGTTAACTTGTCCAGCAGTCATAATTGCCGCTGGCTCACCGTTCAGAATGGAACGATAGAGAACACCCGCATACTTGTAATGCTCCAATGGGTCGCTGGCAGTACCCAAAGCCTTATAATTGTCTGTTTCAATAGGCAATGGCTTGTAAGTTCCCTTACCATCTGTCACGATAACACGACCTGCGTAAAGAACTTCATCTTTTACGCCTGTCCAATCCAAAGCACGACCGCCCTTGATGTCGCCTTCCCATTTCTGGATAATGACGGAATCCTCACCAAAGACAATTTGCTTTTTTGTAGTCTTCAATTCCTGATTCATGTTTTTCAATTTTTAAAGTGACTGAACTAATGATGCGGCTACATTGTCAACGTCCTCCTTTGTTGGCTCGCCCTCGCTAGCACGATAGCTGCCCCCGAATTGTGGTTGTTGCAACGCCTTGTAGTTGTTCGCTACCTTGGAGAGGTATGTTTCGATAGCTTCATCTGTAGCATCATCGCTCAAGGTGAAACCCTCGTTGATACGACTTTCGGGAATGCCCAACTCCTTAGCCTTTGATAAAATCTTCGCATCGTGGTCTGCCTTTGCCTTTGCCTTTGCAGCAGCCTCTTCCTTAACCTTAGCCTCCTCAGCTTGCTTTTGGATAGTTTCTTGCAATTCCTTAATGGTCTTGCTTTGCGCCTCCATCTGTTCGTTGTAAGTCTTGGCTTGGTCTGTGTTCTTCTGAGTCAAGGTCTCAACGAGTTTCTTGAACTCTTCACGTTCCTTGGTTCTTGCTTCATCTGAAGCTTTCTTCTCTGCTGCCTGCTCTTCAAAGTATTTTTTGAGATAATCCGGCATTTCGTTTTTCTTTGCCAATTCCTCCAAGCGTTTCTTTTCGGCTTCTTCAGCGGCTTTCTTGGCTTCTTCGTCAGCTTTCTTCTTGGCTTCTTCTTCAGCAGCCTTGCGTTCAGCTTCTTCTTTAGCCTTCTGTGCCTCCTCGAACTTTTTCTTGGCATCGGTAACTCTGCGGTCATTGTCCCTTTGCAAGGACTCCAAAAAACTCTTTTGACTAGCAACCACTGTCTCGATGTTGTCATCAGTAACAAGCCCCATCTTATCAAGCATTTCGGCATGTGCCTGAAGAACTTCATCACCTAACCCAAGAGACTTATACTCTTGTTTTAGTAACTGGAAAATTTTATCTTTCATTCTTTCGATATATTTGTTAAAACTAGTGCAAAGATAATACGAAAAGAATAATTAACACACTAATCCGTTTGCAAGTATCTCACTTTTGCTTAAAAGTGAGTAATAACGGCATTTTTAAGCGATTTAAGGCTATTTTATCACATATACGAATAATTTATAGCAACACAAAATAAAACACCTTATATAACAAAAAAACGCCAAATATCCTCACGGACATCTGACGCTTGTCGAATAAAAAGAACCTAAACATTAATCTTCTAAAAGTTTATTACATTTCTCATATAACCCAAATGATTCAAATTAGAATAGAACCGTCCATCACGCTCTATGAATTTACCGGACTTCACAATCTCACCATTATGCAACATTGCAAACTTAGAACCATGAGCTGTCCATTTGTTCATTTCTTTCATATGTTCATCAGAACCCCAACCATATTTCTTGATAGTAGGATAAATGAAACGTTCAAAACAAATCTGACTATCCGTTTTATCATGCTCGGAGCAGATCGGGAGCACCCCATTATGGGCGAACCAATAACCAGCCTTGTAGAACGGATGGCAATTCTTGACACAGACAGAACCATGAGTAGCAAATCTAAAATGTATGATTACATTCTCATTTATATCTCGCTTCATTAATCTACGTATAAATGTAGAGAAATGCAAGCTCTTATAATGGTCAGACTCGCTCACAAATCCGCAACCATCGGGATTTCTCATATACGCTGCCTTCAGCTCATCTACGGATGGCAAAGCAACACCTTTCGGACATACAATAATAACACACATATCTTTACCCTTTCTTTTTCTTAATAATACTTTGATTTATTTGTGCCCTAGGGATTTAACCCTAGGACTGCATCAATTAATCGTTATTGGCTGCAAATGCATCCTTACGGCTCTGGAAGAAAGCCTTCTCTTCTTTATTCAAGAAAGGTATATCTTCGATGTTCATAACCTCACTAGTGAAGACATTGTTACGAGACCAACCGACAAGCTTTGCGCAGAACTTAACCCACATTTCAATCTTCTTGTAATTAGTTGAACCTTGATGCTGGCGAAATTCTATAGTCTTGTGACGTGTATAGCTCTCAGCATTTACCTTGTAATATCTGTCTCCATAAAAAACACTACGTCTTATATCGTAATTGTCGTGGCAATTAGAGAAATCCTTGTCAAGCAAGCTGGCTGCCCAACGGCAATTACCTCTTCTTGAAGGAGCCATAAAACTATCAATCAATCTTTCAAGCTTCTGATAATTCTTGAAGACGTTAACATACTGCTCGCCTGTCAACTTAGCTGCACCAATATGAACGTGAAGACCACAAGTAGAATTTACTCTTGCACCTACGGCATCCAAAGACTTGATAGCCTTCTTCAAAGTTGCCATACCATTTGTATTGCCATTCAATACCGGACTAACAACCTCGTTAGGGTCAACATCACCCCCAACTGAAGCATCACTAACAATCTTGAAATAACTCTTGTTGTCGGTGTGGTTATAGCCCTCAGAATGAATATCAACACCATTCTGATGACCTGCCTCTATCAAGGCATTGCGCTCGGCATGAACACATTCTATCTCAACACCGAATGTATAAACAAATCTCGTTGAAGTAGAACCGCTAGGTACATAGACCTTCAACATATCGGAGATTTCTTTCTCACGAAGACCGCAAGCCTTCAATGCAACAATCTTTTCGTTGCGAGGCATCTTTGACTTCTTAATTTCGTCAATAGTCTCAATTAATGACTTCTTTGAACTTGCGAATGAAAAACCAGTCTGCTTAGACATAATCAATTGTGCTAGTTGTTTCGGGTCTTACCCCTTGGTGTCGCTCTCACCTTATTGAGTGAAACTTGTCACTCGGCAAATCAACCAACTTATCTTGATTGACGATGCAAAGATACAAATAACTTTTGAAACATGCAAGTATTTTAATGTTTTTCTTTGTTTATTTAACTTACGATAACTGATATATGTACGTTATTAACAATTACCATCTTTATATACCTTATTATATATAAAAAAGGCTTCGATGTTCACACACCAAAGCCTAAAAACTTTACTAACTAATTACCAATTTTATCAACTATCTTCTTAAATCATCACCAATATCTTCTTCTACTCCCAAATCCGGCAGTCTGTCATACGCTTTTTGGTCATCACCACCTTCAGACTTAACACCTAACAGGTAGCCATTCCGAAAAGCATAATATACCACCTTTTCCATATCTTTAGCCGTTGCGTTATCTGTCAAATGCAACGTGGCGTACAATCCCATCAAGAACTTTCGTACATCTTTTGGATATACCTTGTTGTTCTTTTCTAAAGCGACTGCCATTCTTAACGGACTTTTCATATTCTTCAATTTTTCGTTAAACCCTCTAATGAATCACAAAAAAGAGGCCATTCCGCTTGCTTCCCTAGTCCATAAGCTTATTCACAACTTTATTCACTCCATCTGTTTCCTACGTTACCCGTTGACAGATGTCCGAGATTCCAACAGAACAAACTTCACGGCTCTCTTCTTGTGTTTCATTGTGCCAACGGAAGGATTCGAACCTTCGACCCTAGGATTAAAAATCCTATGCTCTGCCACTGAGCTACGAAAGCGTAAAGGAATGATTGGATTCGCACCAACGCCCCCTTAGTTACCAAGCCAAGTGCTCTACTACTGAGCTACATTCCTCGTATTATGCAAAAAATTCTCGTGGTGCAAGGGAGATTCGAACTCACCGAACCCACAATGGGAATAGATTTACAGTCTATCTTCTTTAACCGCTTGAATATCGCACCTTTTGTGGAACATATACCAATTCCACCTTGTTGCCCCAAGCGGATTCGAACCACTAATGACAGAACCAAAACCTGTAGTGTTGCCATTACACCATAGGGCAATTTAGTACTGCATAAAGGATTCGAACCTTTGAATACCAGCGTGAAAAGCTGGCGACTTAACCACTTGTCTAATGCAGCAACTAGGGTCTCTCACCCTTATAAGAGTTTCCTTGTTATAGTCTAGCTGAGCTGGGGAACTTGGGAACCCTGCCGTAAACTCCTAAGTCTTGACTTATTATGGTAGAAGCGACCTCTCAGAAGGCCATCTGTTTCAAACACGATGCAAAGATAAGCTTTTTTTCTTATTCTTGCAAGCGTTTTAGTGTTTATTTATATTCTTTTGATGTATTTTACATCATTTATCCTTTCGAAGAATACCACAAAGGGTTTCTACAAGTTTCTTTGCGTCATCACCTTTGATTTCGATAACATTTGAAAATCCATCAGGAGCATCCTCGCCTTTCTGTTCCTTATCCAAACGCTTACGGAGAGCCAAATCTGGATTCTCTACCAAGATAGAGTCTAAAGCATAATTGCAAATGCGGCTTGCAAGTTCCTCGTTACCATTCGCATCACGCACAAACTCATTCTTGCCTTCAAGAATATCCATAATCTCGTTGTACTCTTCAGCATTCTCACAATTACGTGAAAGCATACCAATCACCTTGTAACGATCAATCTCAAAACTGACCTTTAATTTGTCTTTATTCATTTCTGTTTACTTGATTTATAAATTAATTAATTGCGTCTTATATTCCACATGCTTTCAGCAGGGCCAACCATAACATCAATATTTGCTCCTTGCTTATTTGCTACTGTTTCAATCCACTTAAGGTTGATAAACTGACCAGCGGAAAGGTTCATTTCTTCCATATATGCCTTATCTGCCTTTGCCTTTTGTCGCTCAGCCTTTTCTCTTGCTATCTGCACTTCATATTCACGTTCTTGTGTCTGCTTGGCTTGCACGACCTTTGCCGTGCGGTTCATTTCATTAAGCTGTTCCTTGTTTGGTGTAGCTTTACCAATGATAACCTCCTTTATGATGATAGGCATCTGCTTTTTCTTTGATAGAGCATTCACATAGTCCTGCATCTGCTTGCGTATCTTGGTGTCAATCTGATTAAGCACTTGCCGATTCGACATCAAGTCAAATGGGGAATGCTGAGAAATATGGTCTCGAACCAGATTGCAGAAATAATTGTTGAGATTAGTATCAAACCATTTCTCTCCATAATTCTGCAAAAGAATTGGGGACTTGCCTTGCTCAATCTGAGTAATGATTACAGTATGGAAGTCAAGTGGCGTGTTATCGTCACTAAACAAATCATCTAAGGTAATCTCATGACGGACTGGAACAATCTTGAAGTAATAACCACTCGTTGACCACCAACACCAAGTGAGACCAGTCTGCACTGCTTGCTGTTCAACACCTCCATGCCCAATAAACCAAGGCTTCTTTACGATTACGGCTTCTTCATCTGCATCGGGAGAAACCGAATGACAACTTGTAAGCGCACTCATGCCGAGTATCGCAAAACAAAACATTAAGATAATTTTCTTCATTCTTAATTTGATTATTGTGTTATATTATACCAAAAATTCCTCTCATAATAAAGTTCTCCCTTTTTCTCATACCGGATAGCATCTGACTCTTCACATAGCTGACGAATACGCATATACAAGCGTTTGTCCAGCTCTTCTTCAAACAAAAGAGACAATTCCTTCCAATTGTCAACAACAGGAGCAAACCAAGGATACTGCTCCTTTACAACCTGTAGCTCATCCAAGGTTACGTGTCCGTGTTCTACCATATCATAGCATCTACGGAAGTCACTATTGTCTTTAGGAATATCCAAATCTTTCTTTCGTTTTACCCCCATCAATGCACTCCACATAGTCATTGAAGAGATGCCTGTATCACAAGTGGCTATCCACTCTATCATTCTTTGCTTGTTCATCTTCTTTTATATTAATCACGCTAAGTCGCTTTATTAACTCTTCACATGCTTCTTTAGTTAAGATACATTTCTTGGAATCTTTAATGCCAGTAACCTTTTCACGAATAGTAGCATTCGTGTCGTACACTTCTTGTAGTTTTTTCTGAAACTCAATTACGTCTTCGTTGGTGAGTTTACCTTTCTTCTCAACAATCTTGTTTGTTATATTCTTATAAACACATTCGAGTTCAATACATAAACGAGTTTCTAACTTCATCATTATTGCGTGTACAAAAGTATCATAAAGTCTTTCCATCTTGTATTTCCTCCAAAAGTCTTTTGATTTCCTCGTTATCTTTATTCTCAATGCGAGCCTTTAAGATACTCTTGAAAGCGGCATCCATTGCCTCGTATCTACAGGAATATTCCTTACCATCCGTATGACACAAGCCTTCCTCTACACACCATGATGTAGTTTGCCAACAGAACTTACCTTTCGAAATGTTTGCAACACAAATGTAGTAACCGAAATGCTCTAAAAGCCAATCTAACACCATATCATAGCTCGGAGCGGATATTGCCGGATGCTTACTATTCAACTTTAAGGCAGCAGAAAACTCAATATTGGATTTCTCCCACTCGGAATTTGAATAAGCGATATAACTGCCGTAATGCTCATTATATTTTCCACCCTTACGAATGCCACCCTTTGCTGTCCAAGGACTAGCATAAGCCCAAAATTCGGCTATCTTCTCATCGTAGCCAACCTCCTTCAGAAGCTTGGCTATCTCAAAAGGAACTACCTTCGGTTTTATCGTCTGTTTATTAGCCATTTTCTAACTTTTTAATTTCTTGCCAATGCGTTACTGGCATCCACATGTAATTACAAAACTCATACTCTGCGGTTGTTACTGACGGGTCGTTACTTCGGTGACAAAACCACATTTCTTTATTCTTATCATTAGTGACAAGAACTTCTTCATCAAACTCCGGCAAACGCTCCTTAACCGAAATCCAATTAGACTTATCCGCTTCATCATATGCTTGTTCAAGCAAAGGAAGAACCTTATCCAAGTCTTCGAAATCCGGTACGACTTCATTAACTCGCAAGATTGCTTGACCTAACAAGCTCTTAATCTTTTCTCTGTCCATTGCTCTTCTCGGTTTGTTTCTCTAAGTCTTTTAAATCTACCTTCTCAAATCGAGGAACTGGCTTACCATCAATCTCAACATTACCAAAGAACATTTCCTTTGGTCGCACCCAAACTTCATGCTGTCCGCACACTGCTTGATACGCAACCTTAGCTTCAGAAGTCTCGCTATCAGTAACCTCACCAAGGTACTCATAGAAATTGCCCTTATAGTGTCGGTAAATCGGCTTACTGAATCCACCATGCAGCCAATCGGCTTTGCCGTTGATTTTCACGTACTCCCTTACCGCATCGCACTTACAGGACTTATTCAGCTCTTCTACCCAATCAAAGAAAGCTTGTTTGTCCTTGATCTCTTCACTTGATACCATGAAGAGATAAGTGCAAAGAAGCATCTTACCTGCATCAGTATCATATTTCTTGTTCACCTCTTCAGCTAATTGCATCATAGGTGTATCTAAGCGATAATTCCAACTCATAATCTATCTTTTCTTACTTTTTAAATTTGCCAAATCCTCTTTCAAACGTAGATGGAAATTATCTTCTCCATCATCACCGGAAAGAAGCCAATCAATTCTTTGGGCATAAACCTGAGCTTTCTTCAGAAGTTCAATACCCTTTTTGAATTCCTTGATAGTCTCTTTAGATAAGCCATATCTGTTAGGCATCGTATGATGATGCTTTCTAACATACTTGTCTTCATCCTCCTCCAACCATCGGTCTTCGAGAAAGCATCTTTCGTCTTCCTCATCCAACGGATGACCATCAACATAATCTTCTATCTTTGTATATATGTCAGCAATCCTATACTGAGCATAATCAAAACGTCCTCCACTCATAGACTTTTAACTTCAAACTTGAACTTACTTCAACGCAGTCAACCTCGCTTCTAGCTGTTGGATGATGTTATCTATAGTCTTTCCCCTATAATCAATAGCAATATCTTCCAGCACCTCAATCTGAGCCGCAATTTTTAATCTTTCTCTTACTACTGTCATAATCAAACTTGTTTATTATGATGCCGTGCTTGCAAAGTTGTAATGCACGATATAAACATAACCGCCATACATCTTTCCGATTGTTACTTCAACGAAATCAAAGATAATGTCGCCATCCATCTTGTAAGAAATCAAAGGTTCAGTTGGGAATGCATGGTGTTCTGTGTTGAAACGATACACTTCTTGTGATAGTAACTGCTTGAATACATCAACCTCACCATCCTTTGAAAAAACACCTTTAAACTCATCTTCATTGTCAATTGCAACAACTACTCCAAGTTCACTTCTGACACATACACCTTCATTTCTACCACTTTGTTCATTATACAAGACAGGTAATGTGTAAACACCTCTTGATTCTTCCATATGCTAATTCTTAATTTTGTATTTTGTTTTTATCCTTCAAGTTGCTTACATTGAGCTAAGTCTATTGCGTACGCCCAACGCTTAGGAACAAAAGACATCGTAGGTACGAACCTATCCGCACGCTCAACACATACATCTTGCGTCCGGTAAATCAATCCGTCTGAGCCTTTTACTTGCAACTCTACTAGAATTGTATGGTCTAGCATCGGGAACTTATCAATATCATGCCAGACTTCACCGCCTTCAATGAAGGAAGGTTTAATATGATTAATCTTTTTTTCCATCACTTACCACATATAAAAGGGTTTGACTTATATTCGTTAGTTATGGTCTCGCAACTACCAAAGCACCACAAATCCTTGGATTGCTCCTTGTGTAACCTTGATGACTTTATATAATAGCCATTGTTGACATCATAATGCTTACGTACCATGATATTGTCGTTTACCACTCCGACCTCATCATCCGTAATTACATAGAACATTCGACCATCACTAAATGCATTTAAGCCTTTATACACTCCATTAGAGACAACCATCTTTTCATAGCCGTTCGTCTCCCAGTTGGCATAATCCCAAATGGTTTCCAAATCATCATCATTCAGAAGATTATTATCAATAATAACCTTGCCGATAACCTTGAATTTGCCATCTTGCATCATTGCCTCAACGACAAATTCATCGGCAGCGTTGAAATCGCTAATCTCTATGGGTCTCATAATACTTGTGCTTAATATTCTCGTAAATCACCCTCTTTGCTGCCTTTGCTCTTCTGCTATTATCAGAAAAGACATCATCATACAAAGACATATCTTCACTCTCAAAAGCCACATGCTCACCTTTATAGCAAGCATCAAAGCGGCATCCTTTTTCGGACTTAGCCGCAGTAAACTTTATCTTACCAAACTTAATCTGCATAAACCCTATCCTAGAAAAAATATTAATGATACTATTTCAAGAGCAAATAAAAACGCTAACGCATTCTCAATTGTGAATACCTTTTTCATTGTTTCAATACAGTTTTACGTGTGTCTCACGCTCTAAATTTATATTGTAAGGGGATTTCATATCCCCTTTGTTGTTCTTACTTCAAAACTCGATAAGTTTTATCGAAATCATTAAAACTCTTCAAGTAACCTTTCTCAGTCAAAGAGTTTAAAATTTCTTTCAACTCATCCTTGGTATTATCCAAATCGAAATCATACAACTCAGCAAATGTAAAGTACTTGTTACCACCAATTACATCAGCCATCACTTCGATGTTGCCATAAACCATTGTCTCTTTCTTACTCAATCTAGTATTCATAACGAATCACAGTTTTTATGGTGTGTCTCACCATTTTTAATTAGTAACCTTTATTTCTTAATTACAATGCAAAGATACAAAGAATATTTGAAATATGCAAGTTATTTAATGTGTTTCTTTTATATTTTAACGCTTATTATATATGTAGGCACGAAATTAACTTTCTGTAGCAGAAAAAGCCAAAGAATCCACCATTTCGTTATACATATTACCTCTATGAGCCTTAACCCAATGGTATCTTATCACCTTGCCTTTCGCTACCTTATTATATATAGGCTGTAAGTCTCCTAACTTGCAAGCCTGTATTCTCTCTATAGCCACTTGGCAATCCACATATACATCAACAGAACACAAAGGAGGGCAATCACCCAATGCTTGAATGACTGCCCTTATTTCGGCTCTCACCGAATCGTTCACTTTGGCTGTGATAAATGTATATTTCCCACTATTGATAATCGCTCCCTTATGAAGCACAAGCCAGCCACAACCACACTTTTCTTTCTTACTAGAACCATCGGCATACACCTCGTAGCGCACACCTTTTGCCTCATCAGCAATCATCTGAGCAACAACCTCCAAAGAGTCATTGCTCATCACCTTGGCTATTTGCTTGGCTTTCTTCTTCATAAACGATTAAATCAAACCTCGTTCCTTGAACTCATTCATCAATGGTGTTGCTAAGACCTCAATATCTGGATGAGGCTTTCCGGTCGTTCCAAGACTTCTCAACTCGAAGAAATGCTTCCAATCGCTCACAAATGCGGTATGAATCAACTCCGTGTTGGTATCAAGAGGAAGTATCGTTCTCGCATCCTGTGGCTTAAGACCATCATCCTTGACCAAAGACAAATACATCATTTCGCATACTCTATTGGCAAACCACCATTTTTCTACCGGACTCCAATGCTCATAACTACCGATATTCTTTGATAGGTCAACAAATGTTCCACCATCAAAAGACAATGGATTAACCGCATCATCTTTGCTAACCCACTTTGGCTTGTTGATAGCAATCTCGCCTCCGAACTTATCTTTACTATAGTTGCAATATCGGGTGCTTTGTTCCGCTACGGAATCTACACGATGTCTGTTAGCCTCTCTACTTACCGCAATCTGAGTAGTAAAACGGACTGTTATTCGCTTCTCATGCCATTCCGTAGGCTCGCAAATATAGTCCAAATCCTCAAACCAGTTATTTTCAACTATCACTCTGTAGTTGGTTGTGATATAGTAGTCACTGCCAATCTGCATCACCTTTGAATATTTGTTCTCACGATAGTGCTTGACCAATAAAGACTCCGGTACAAAAAATCCTTCTTCATAGGCAACATGGAGGTAAATCGTTCCATGCTCACACATGGCAAGATGATTGCTGCTTACCATACGCTCAACGAAAGGCTTTGCGCTGTCTTTATCTATCTTCATACTTGACGCATAACATGTGCGACCGCACAACTCTATCTGTTTATAAACTCCATCCATGCCCTCACCTTGGGATAGGATTTCATATCTCGGTTCTAATATCTTCATGTCCTTATAAGTTTTGAAATTCGACCACAAAGATAACTATTATTTTCCACTCTACCAAAAATTAACACTCAGTTTAACAACACTTATCTATATTGTGAAAAACAAAAACTTTCACCCCAAAAAAGAGGAGAGTGCATCACGCATTCCCCTCTTACTTTAACATGGCACAAATTAAGTTTACAATCTACTCATCTTATCTTTCAATTCGTGTATATCATTGAATGCTTGCAACATAGGCTTATGCCAACGCTCTTGTCGCTCATCAATCGACTGCAAGTACATTAAGCTTTGTGCAAGGATAGTCCTACCCTCATCAACAGCTAACCAAATGTTACCTACATTACCCATTATAGTATTCACGCTAGCTGTTAGTAAGCTACTCTCTGCGCCACCATCACGAGCCGCAATAGCATCCAACTTGGTATTTATGAGCTTTGTTTCCTCATACGTTCCCTCTGTTGCAATTTGTACCGCAGTGAAACGACCATTCAACTCTTCTCCAGTATCTTGGCTCATTGATTCAAAAGAACCGGAAGAAGCGGACTGCTCGTAAGATTGCTTGTAGCCCGTTATTTCGGCTACTTCATCTCTAATCTTCAGTCCTTCTTGAACCATTTCATCATACTTTCCCTTCAAGGCAGTTATATCTGTCTTTGACAATTTACCACCATTTGCCTCAGCTCGTTCCGCCCATTCGTCATAGAATGCTTGCATATCATTTCCCAACAAATCATCCACCTTAGCTTTCAGAACGGCTTGCATAAGCATCTTGGAGAAATTATCAGAGAAGTCTTGAGCAGAGGAATTCATATCCATCAAAGTATCTATAAACTCGCTCTTCAAACTATCAAAAGATATTTGCGTCAAGCTTTCTGCAAGGTCATCAGCAATTTCCTCTAATGTTCCAGCCTCAGCCGCATAGTCTTTCAACTTTTCAAGAACTCTACCTCCATAGCCACCCTTACCTGTATTCTTGATAGCCTCAACCATATCTGGATTCTGCAAAATAGCAGCTGCTTCATCAGCAGATTGCAAGTCGTTAAGATTACCATTCCATTGTCTGCCTATTGCATCGGACACCTTTTTGATTTGCTCTTGCGAAAATCCTCGGAAATAAGCGTTAAAACTGTGATGAGAGCCATGATAACCCATTTGCGCCTCCATGATACTCTTTAAATTTTGTTCTTTCTCCTTTTGGAGGTTTTCGGCTTTTTTAGCATCCTCTACGGCTTTAATACCACTATTCTTGTCTATGGAGTCTCGTAACTTGTCTATAGCATCCGTCAAGATTTCATTTCTATCCGTCAGTTTGTCTATAGTCCGGTTTACTTCTTTTGCGTTTCCACTAACTCCAAACAAACTATTGAAGCCACCAAACGATATTGTATTGAGAATATTGCCAATACCGCTTATCAAAGACCCTCCTATCTGTGTGATAAAATCACCACTTAGGATATTCTTCAATATACCATTGACCGCATTCAGAACTGTATCAATCAAGCTACTAATCAATGTTCCGATACCATCCTTCAAAACATCAAGTATCTTCAAAATGGCAGCAACAATTTGGCCTATAAGTCCGGCTTTTGACAATCCTTCACTTAGCGCATCGCCAGCTTTCTTGCCAGCGGCTGCGGCTGCGTCTGCGGCTTCCTTACCCATATCCTTCAAACCATCAGCCGCATTCTTAGCCTCGTCCAAGGCTTTCAATCCATCAATTCCACCTTTAAGCTGATCAAAGCTATCCCAAAGAGATGCTAAATCAGATAGTCCAGAAGTAGAAAGGAACTCATGAATAGCAGAAATCGGTTGTGTCACATTCTGTGTCGTTTGAGCCAACTTCTGACCACTAGTACGAACTTTTGTGTTAGCCGTAACAATCTTCTTTCCGGACTCCGCTAACTGACCTTGAACTTTATTCAATTCTTCTTGTAGCCTTGTTTGCTCTGCTACATTGCCCGACATTTTCGCATTCGCTATCTGATTTTGTAAATCCTTAATGCGAGGTATAAGCTTGGTTTCCGTTTCCGTATATTCATCTTGAGCAATTTTCGCATTCTTCAGAGCATCCTGATAAGCTACAACATCCCTTGCAAGGTCTTTCCAACCTAAATCACTTGTATTGCCAATCGAATTACGGATATTCTGCATAGCATCAACGATACTCTTCTGCTGGTCTGCACCCAAATTTTGGAACTTATCCGTACCTACGAACTTATCCAGATCTGCCAATAAAGGAACAAGCGCATCCTTCATAATGCCACCAACATTTCCGAAGACTTGATACCAGTCTATCTTCTGCATAATAGCACTAGCCTCAACCGAATCCGTCTCTTTCTTCTGCTCTTCTTTCAAAGACTTTATCTTCCATTGCTTGCTTGAGTCCGAATCCGTAGAGTTTTCAACCTCGCTAATCCTCTTAGCATAATCGGCAGCAATAGCTAACTTCTGCTCCTGGAATGTGCCATAAGTCTTCAGATAATCGTACATGCTTTGCGCTTCTTTAGCAAGTACATCCTCATTCTGCTTTACCGCCTTATCCCGAATTGCATTCATCTGATTAGCAACACTCATGCCTATGGTCATATTCATGCCATTGACCTTAACCGGATTACCCTTGCTATCCTTCATGGTTTCATTCAAAACCTCATTCTTATACTCTTCATCGGTTTTGCTCTGTTTCCACATATTAGCCTTACGACCCTTGCCGGAATTAACCCAAACAGCTTGGTCACGTTTTTTTCTAGCCTCAACCAATTTGTCTATACCTTCTTCTACCGCCTTTCTCTCCTTGTCGGCATTCTCGGTAATCTGAGCCAATTCCTTGCTATAACCCTCATTCATCGCATTGATGCGATTCTTGGTCATATCTTGGATAGCTTTCTCCGAATAGGATGAAATAGACTTGGAATAGTCCTCCTCAGCCTTTCGCTTATTACCAGCCTTTGTCTCAGCATCATTCCTAGCCTTTTCAGCATCCCTAGCCGCTTTCTCTCTTGCCTTCTTCTCCTTATCTATCTCCTTTTGGCTTTTCTTCGGCTTACTTTCGATGTTGTTACCTCTTGCTTGCATCATAGCCAATTCGTTTGCGACCTGTTCGTAAGTCTTATATTGACCTCCTACTTGAAGAACATCCCCTTTTTTGTGTCCATCAAGCCAATTCTTTCTCGCAGCCATACTCGCTTTCAACTGAGACTGAGACATATTCTTAATCCATGCAGGAAGTTCACTATCATCATAGTTAACCTTAATATCAAGATGCAACTTTCTACTGCACAACTTTATTGTCTCTTGGATTTCACTATTCAAATCCTTGAAGCTCTTCTTTGCATATTGATTTTTCAAAACTTGTTCCTCTTGCGCATAAGTCAACTTAGATGTGGCTTTTCTCGCACGTTCTGCGGCATTGACGCTATTATTTATAGAATCAACAGTACCATCCAACTCAACTCTGTTGCTAACAAGCCCATCAGTAAAGTCGTTTATGTCAGGAATCATCTGAGCCACCTCAGAACGGCTATGGTGCATATTTTCGAGATAAGTTCCTATTTTTACATTCAACTCCCCTTGTAATTGAGAATATTGAGCATTCAATGCATTGTACACCTTTAAATCTCCACCACAAGCATTCATCTCCTTTCGCAGTTCAGCTAACTTGTCTATGTCATCCTGACTTACGAGACTTCGAATAGTACCCATTTCTACATCAGACAACTTATCATCTATAGAATCTTTAAATGAGCTGAAAGATGAATCATTTGAAGAATTATAATTATCATAAGCCTCTTGTAATTGATTTGCACGCTCCATTTCAAGAGAACGCTTTTCTATTATACCGATAAGTTCTTCTTCATGCGCCTTTAACTCATCAGCTTGCTCGCTCATGCTTTGAGACTTCATTTTAGTCTCATCCAATTTTATCCCATATTCTTCATAAGCAGACTTCAATTCATTTATTGTGTCCTTATGGTCTTCTGCATTGCCGTTATTAAGAACCGCAAACAAGGAACGAACCTTATTGCTAGCCTCAGCAGCCTTATTTCCCATATCTTGTGTCTTCTTTGCGGTATCTTCCTCCTCGCTTCCAAACATCGCAAAAACGGATATTGCGGTTGTTACCAAAGTAACGATGGTAGTTAAAGGATTTGCAAGCATTGCAGCCCATAACTCCCTCATACTAACGGTAACGGCATTAGTAGCCCATGTTAACACATTTTGAGCTAAGACTAACCCCTTTGTGCCAACAGATAATATAGAGGTAACAAGGGAATTTCGTTCCTTTGCTCCTGTATTCACGTTCTCGGACGTTGTATTTACATTAGTAGCCGCAGTATTAGCTGTCTTTGAAGTCGAATTTGCCGTATTAGCAATAGTTTCCGAAGAAGTAGCATTTGCATTAGCACCTTTTGCGGTTGCATTGCTCGCTTCAGAAGTCGTATTAGCTTGTGTAGCAGTAGTTGCCGCCTCCGTAATGCTAATCTTACCATCCTCTATATCTATTCCTTGCTGAACAATATCCCCAATTTCATCTGCCGCAGCTCCGGTCTCTTTATAGACCTCAGTTTCATACTCTTCAGCTTCTGCTAACTTTTCAGTCGTAGTTTGAAGCTCCTGTTGGATAGCCTTACGCTTTGCGTTAGAACTTTCGTATTCCTCATCCGCTTGCTGACGCTTTTGCATCAGCTCTTCCAATTTCGCTTGTTCAGCCTCGTATTGAACTATTGAACTATTTTCGTTATCCGAAAAAGAATCCGCATAGCCACCAAATGAAGTCGTATCAACCGCCCCATTATCATAGACCAATTCCTTTTCTTTCTGTTCTATGATTTGCTGCTGCTTTTTTATTTCCTCATCAAGCTGAGCAAGGGCTACTCTCTTTTCACGAGCCTCATCCATCGCCTTATCATAGCTCTCTTGTTGCAAGTCAACTTTCTTCTGTAAGGCGTTAGTTTCCAAAAGAGCCTTACCATAAGCGGTTTCATTTGCCTTGGCTATTTTTTGCTTTAAATCTGCCTCAGCTTTAGCTTGTTCCGCAGCCTTGTTTGCGGCTGCAATATCAGCTTCTTGCGATTTCTTAGCACGCAACTCTTCCTCAGCAGCTTCTTTGGCATTTACCGCATTTTGCCATTGGAGTTGTTCTTTCTCCGCAAGTCTTGTCTGCTCAACCAAGAGGTCACGCTTCAACTGGAGTTGTTTAGCCATTTCTTCACTAATCAACCCCTCAGATTTCGCTAATTCTATCTGCTTAGATATGCGTTTCTCCGTTTCATCATCACCGATATTTTCGGTATCGGACAAAGCATTCCCCAACTCATTATAACGGCTTGCCTTATAATCTTTTGTATCTTTTCCGTTAAGATGTCGGTAATCATTTTCCATTTCCTTGAACTGAGCCATTTTCTCATCAAGTCCCTTGGAAAGTTCCAAAGCCTCCATCTGTTCCTTAGCAGCAGATTGTTGCTGAGTGACAAGCATATCACGTTTAAGTTGCAATTGCTCTGCCATTTGTTTGGTTATGATTCCATCGGTCTGAGCCTCTTTGATTTTAAGAGACACAAGTTCCTCAGCCTTATCCGTACCCAACATATCTGTATTAGAAACAGCCTTATTCAAATCCGAAAGTCTTTGGCTCTTATATTCGGATGTATCTTTTCCGGTGTAGGAATGATACAATTCAGCTTCATCTTTGTACGCTTTTATCTTTTCGTCAAGATTACTTGCAATACTATCAAGTGTAGCTTTGTTTTGAGCTTTTTGGATGGATGCTGCCGCCATCAGACCTGCCTTATATGTGCCTACGGCTACCGCAGCCGAACCAATAACTTTAACGACCGCCTCCCAATTGTCAACCAAAGACGAAATCAAGTCTAAACCAGTACCAAATATTCCTTGCGACTTCTTGCCGAGTTCGTTAAACATCTGGTCAACGCTATCGCCAATGTTAGACCATTTTCCTTGCAAGGTTGTGGATTGCTTTTCCATCAGTCCACCAAACTTGCCGCCCTCTTCGGTCATGTTGATGATAGCTTTTTTCACCAAATCAGCTCCGACCTTTCCATCTGTAACCGCTTGCTGAACCTCTTGGGTTGTCTTGCCCATGATTTTACCAAGCTCCTCAGCCATCGGGATGCCTCTGCCCATAAACTGACGCAAGTCCATCGTGTACATGCGGCCTTGGCTCATTGTTGTACCATACAAATACACCAAATCGTTCAACGGAACGTTCAGACCTGCCGAAATATCTCCAAGATGAACAAGAATATCATTAACCTCATTTGCAGCCGTACCATAAGCCAACAACTGCTTTGCCCCATTTGTTATCGAACTCATGTCGAAAGGAGTCTTCGCAGCCGTTTGAACAAGTTGGTTCATCAATGCTCCTGCTCTCTGCTCACTACCAAGCATTGTAGTGAATGAAATTTCAAGCTGTTGGAATTGTGAACGAACATTAAAGATGTGTTCTGCCAATTGTTCAAACCCCAGGCCACCTACGAGGCTCATTGCTAATTGCTTTGCATCACCACCGAGACGATTAAATAAAGATGTTGCACCCTCACCAACAGTAGGAACTTTCTTCATTTCCTCAATCATTCCGGCAAAGGCATCAGTCATCACCTTCACGTTATCAGTAGTTGCATTCGAAGAACCTGAATAGCGGACATACTCAGCTTGCATGTTTTGCAATTCAGTTCTTGCTTGCTTTCCTAATCCCGCAAGATTCTCGTAACGCCTTTTCTCATCATTGAGTATAGTGGAATTTTCGCTTATATCACGATTAAGGATTGTTGAAGTGCCAATATCTAAGCCTCCTTTACGAAGTTTAGACTGCATCTTTGCAATCTCGGAAGAAAGTCTTTCAATCTTTCGCTTAGATGCGTCTGCTTGCAACTCGAAAGAATAAACCTCTCTTGTAAGATTCTGCATTTTCTTGGCATAATCACTACTCATCACCAAAGCATAGCGAGACATTGCGGAACTAAGCTCTGTCACCTTTTGCTTTTGCTCTGCATATTTGTCCGTAAGGTCTTGAACCACCGCCTTGTCTGTCGCCTTTGTTGTTTTCTGTAACTCACCACGCAATCTTTCAAGCTCTTGCTTGGCTTGCTTGATTTGGTCGAAATTCGCTTTGATGTTAAATTCTAGCTGTGCCATCCTTATATGTTTTTATTGGCAAAATTAGCTAATATTCAAAGGAGCAACGAAAGAATTAATGTGTGCTATTTCACAAAAGATTTAAGTGCAAAAATTAAGGTATAGATACTAAAAAAGCCTTCCACATTCACATGCAGAAGGCTCATTTCTTACTTATTTTCTTCTATATATAAAGACCATCAAATCACGACAGCCTGTAATTCCGTTGAAATTTTACCATTCATCAGACTCCGACTTTGCAAAAGAGCTTTTTAAAATATCATTTAAAATATAATTAATGCGGTCATTAATTGCATTATATAAACGTTCTTTCTTAGGATTCAACTTTCCGTTCTTAAAGTAGTTACTACAATCTCCGGCAAAACTATGAGGTAATTCCGTTGGAGCACCAGTTATAACTTTATTGACCACTGGTGCATTTACACGAAACTTTCCATCTTTGAAATTAAATGAATAGGTGCAAATCATATGTTTTCTTAAAGGAAGCCCCATTACTTTCTCATAATAAGCATCAGTAATAAATGCGCTCAATGTAACTTGCTCGTTTCCAAATTTTGTAATCTCATTTGTCTTAGAAGTATATTTTCTATCCAAATACGAAGATACTGCACGAAACAAACTATCCTGCGAATAACCATCCATAGGAATAACAACAAATTCCTTTTCGTCATCCGTTACAAACTTAAAGTTCGAATTAAAGTGAAACTTTACTTCTTGTGCTATTGATGACAATGTAATAAACATCATCATAATTGCCATAAATAAAAACTTCTTCATAATCACATATTTTTAATTATTGAACTTTGTAGGGAAGACCCCACGTTAATTAACACTTTCTAGTTTATCCAACACGACCCTAGCCTCAGCGATGGACGATGCGGAATACAACTCACCACCTTGTTTTATTAGGGCGATGAAATCACTAATAGCATCTTCTTTGTTCTGCTTATCAAACAATTCTGCTACAGGACAGCCTATAGCGTTTGCTATTTTTTCGATAGTTGATATACGCAAGTCGTTTTTCTCGCTAAGTAAACGAGAAACCGAAACTCTATTCATACCCATCCGGTCTGCTAGGTCTTGTTGCGTTACACCATATTTATTAAGAACATCTTTAAATCTCATAATACGTAATACGTTACATTGTTATTTTCTTGCAAAGATAAGAATAATCTTTGAAATGTAGCATATATACGTAAAAGTATTAACGTAGTTTAAAGAATAGTACGTTACAAATGAATATTTGTTAATTAACCTAAATACGTTACATTTTCTTTCTAAAATATTTGGCAGTGTAACGTAAATATGTTACCTTTGCATCGTGATTAAGAAAGAAAGGTCACAATAACATTATTAATTTAGCTGAGGTTGCACCTCCGAGTCGGCACTCGTAAAACGGTATAGCAATATGACTACTTCAATGATAAGAAGAAACTTGATTCAGAAGTTCGTTATGATAGAGTTCGTAAGCAACAGGATAAACACCCAAAAGGACGTTGATAGAATGTTGAATATGATAACAACTAAGCTCAATATGAACAACGATGAGGCCAAGAGCTTCTTGCGTGAGAGCATCGGACTTACAAAGTAAGTAATTTAAGTTTAACGTTTAAAATTGAAAGATTATGGCTACTACATTTAAGAATATGATGAGAGAAGTGATGAATATGGCTCACAGAGCATTTCAGCTTAAGGGTGCTTACATGAGTTGGACAGAATGCTTGAAGCAAGCTTGGCAGGTAATCAAGCTGAAGGCTCGCATGAAGAAGCAGGTCGTTGAGTTCTATTTTCAGAAAATGAATGGTGAGATTCGTCAGGCTTTCGGCACATTGATGGAGAGTCACATTGACTACACTCCAAACGGCAAGGGTTACGCTTGCAAGGACTGCACCAAGTATTGGGATGAGGTCAAGGGAGAATGGAGACAATTCAAGAACTACAACTTGATTAGAGTTGCTTAACAAGGTTATTAACGATTTAAAAAGAAACTAGATATGAGCGCAAAGATTATAGTGATGCAAGGCAACATGGTTGCTACCATCGAAGAGACGAACAAGGACGCATTTATCAAGCGTGGTGAGTATAAAGAGACCGATCTGGACAGACATAAGCGTGAGGTCGATTTCTTGATTACAAGCATCGCAAACCGCTACGAAGTGACATTCAATCACAAGGTAGAGCTGAAGGAAAGCCGGAGCATCAAGAAAAGCGAGTATTTCGATAACATCTACTACGTTACCGAGAATGCATTGAACAAGCTGAAAAAGCAATACTCATACGAGTGTGATTTGTAATAGATTTCGTGAGGCACACCGAAACAACTGCACATTATCTTTGAAGTTTAACTATTAAATTTCGTGAGCAATGGAAAGAAGAAGTAATGTGCAGCATCGTGCCGAAATAGTTGGTCGTGCTGGCGAGGACAGAAGTCCTCCAAAGTAAAACAAACGTTAATGTTTTAAACAAAACACTAAAGTGTTTGCAAGTTAAAGAAAATAGCATTAACTTTGCAGCCGAAAGTAATAATGGTTGTGAAGTAACGGACACGACTGACGAATAAAGAAGACATATTAAACAAATGGTTATAAGCTCCAAGCGTGGAGTCATATTTCGTCAAGCCCATTCCGTTACATTTGTGGGTAGGCGAAACAAGCCCTGTCCATCCTCTCTCACAACATGGTGGACGGGGCTTTCCTATTTGCAAGAAACCATACTTATAATATTTAAATTGTTTAATATGAAAGATTTTTTAGAAAAGAATTTGAATGATGCACCCATGCTGGGAGCATTCGTAAATCAAAGTGAGAAAATCAAGGTTGAAGGCTTTGAACTCATCAAGGTAGAAGAACGTGATGGTAAGCAAGCCATCAATGCAAGAGAGCTGCACCAAAAGTTGGGTAGCAAGTATCAATTTGCGAATTGGATTCAAGAGCGTATTGAAAAGTACGGATTCGTTGAAAATCAAGACTATGAGGTTTTTAAGGAAAATCTTAAAAACTCAAAAGGTGGCAGACCAAGCAAGGAGTACGCCCTATCTTTAGACATGGCGAAGGAGTTGTGTATGATTGAGAACAATGAGAAAGGTAGGATGATTCGCAAGTACTTCATTGAGGTTGAGAAAAAGGTAAGAATGCAGAGTGTTCCATCTTTGCCCGATTTCACCAATCCGGCTATAGCAGCGAGAGCTTGGGCTGACCAGTTCGAGAAGAACCAAGTGCTGACCTTAGAGAACAAGCAACAGAGAGAGGAACTTGCCAAGGCATCGCAGGAGATTGTCGGACTGAGCGCACAGATTACAACAATGAAGCCTAAGACTACTTACTTCGATGTGATGATGAAGAACAAGAGCACAAGCGTGATTACATCAATGGCGCAGGATTACGGAATGAGTCCGCAAGCATTCAACAAATTGTTGCATGAGCATGGTATCCAGCACAAGGTTTCTGACCAATGGGTCTTGTACCGCCAATATTTGGATAAGGGATATGTGAATAGCGAGCCAGTGACCATTACGCACAATGATGGAAAACAAACCATCAAATACAACACGAAATGGACTCAAAAAGGGCGTTTCTTTCTCTATGAGTTCCTAAAGGAGAAAGGTATCTTACCTTTGATTGAACGAAATAATAATGGTGAGACACACTAGGACAACTGTAAAAGCCCCAATCGCGTTAGAGGTTGAGGCTTTCTTTATTTTTACATTTACTTCTTATCTACCCATCGGAGAACAAACACTTTTGCGCTAATTTTCAATGACTTGTATTTTTATTACAAAAGTATTGTTATTTTACATTTCGGCTTCATTATACTCATAATCCCAGAGGAATAACTTGCCTTTGACGTTTCTAATCGGCTTATCGAACAATTTAGCATTCTTCAAGAACCAATGATATTGGAAATCTTCAGCAAATGCATCCGGATAAGCCTCATGGAATTGAATATCATCCAACTCTACGCTGCCGATAATGGCTGACGTTGGCAAGTCTTTGAAGTCTGGAATAACAATACCATGCTCTTGGCAATATTTCTTCATTGCGCTCTCCTGCCATCCGTCAAGTTTTTCGGGTTTGGCTTGGCTAGCATGAATAAGGAAACGACCACGGAACTTTCTATTCCATGTTCTGTTCTCAATGGTCTTGCAGCCGATAGCGATTAACCAAGCATACGGCTGACGAATTGATAATACTTTCATAAGCTCATTGTTTTATTATTTGCATCCGCAAAGGTAACAAAAACCTTCGAGAAATACAAGGAAACTCTAATTTATTTTCATGTTTTCTAAAAATAATCTTGAAATAGCTTGCATCCTACAGACGGTAAGAGGTTAGAACCTCTTCCGTCTTTTCTTTCTGATTCTGTCCCAATCCGGTTTTAGCACATCCATCGTGGCGACCATCGCCTTGTACTTGTCGCCAAGTTCGCCCTCGTTCATAGATGAACGGAAAGTGTACATCTTGTATCGTTCATGCTCTGGCACATATAATCCCACCATCAAGGAACGGACTCCATCCACCTCCTGCTCCGGTGCTATCAATACAAGCCCCTCGTTCATGCTTTCCAACTTGAAAATCTTTGAGGTGACAACCTCATAATAGTCTAGTACATTCATATTCTTGTCTCCTATAATTAGTTTGTACGTTCAAACACTTCAATATACTGGATAGAGCTACAATCAATATATTTACGTGTAAACACTACTGTACTTCCACTTCCAATCATAAGTGTTCTGTTCTTTGTATTGCAATTGAAAGAGGTTTCACCACCAACACTATTGAAGTCGAAACTTATTTTTGCTCCACCTACCAAGTTGATACTTCCTCTAAGACCTTTGTCCTCGGCTTCGCCTAATATCACATTCACATGACCTGCATCCATATTCTCCTATAATTAATTGTTAAACACCTTCTCTAATAAAGATACGTATGATAGAGTCACTATCAATGTAATCTCTGTTTCCGTTCTCACCAAGTATAGTTATCAAATGCTTTTTTTTGTTATAAAGAACATCGGCAGTAAAATCAAATAACTTTGATTTGCTAAAGTTTGCATGAGTTAACTGCCCATTAGAGAGTGAAATTCCTGCAATGCAACCGCACTCCTTTGCATAATCTAAGATATTTTTGATTTCATTAATCTTCATAACTATATTACTTTAATTCTTGCTCTACAATATCGAAATTATCCCACGTTTCTCCTTCGCTGTCTGAGATATGGAAGAAAGAACCTGAGATATTGTATTGATAATCATCGCAATTCAAAACTCGCTTGTAATTTTCCAAAGTGTTCTTCCCTTTGTGTCTTATCGCTTTTCTTGCCTTATCTATGGTAGAGAAAACTTCTGCGTCAACCTCAACTGCCTCACCCAGTCCATGTTGGTATGAAGATATTACTACATATACTTTCATCGCTTAAACCTCCTTATTCATTACGCTACCTTGAATAGCATTTCTTTGTTAATCTCAATCCACTGACAAGCGTCCTTGCGGAAAAAGATGTCCGAATCGAACCGCTCACCATCCACATCAATACTATTACCCTTGCAGACAAAGGTATGGTTCTTTGTCAAAGGTACAAGAAGGTACGTTTTGCCCTCTCTCTTGCGTTCTACAAGCGTTTTATCCGTACCTAGGATAATAGATACCCTTTCTTCCTTATCGTCCTTTAAAACGCCTATTTTGTCTGTGTGCTCGATATAGAGCACATTCAAGAAATTCTCATCCATTTTCTTACTCCTCCCATCGAAAAGCGTTAGTGTCTTTTACAACCTTCTTGCTGTCTTCGTCCCACATATAACCATCCGTAAACCATTTAGGGGCTTTACCATTGATTACTCGTTTTGCATCGGCTATGCTAGCATAGCCTGGTTCAACAACATTATCAATGCGAACGGCAACCTGACCGAATACGTCCTCCACCTTGGTAATATGATGCCCTTTGTAGAACACTTCTTTCAAACACTTAGCAATTGTCTCCATATCTCAAATACTTTAAAAGTCCTAAACTAAAGGGGTGTTTAAAGGCACACCCCCTATTAAGCCTCGCCAAACACCTTAGAACGTGAATATATCTTTATGCAACTCGCAAGAAGTTGTAAGCCTTGAATTGTCTCCATGCGCCCTTTGCTTCATCCCAATAGCGGATGCAATCTCTTGATGCTGCATGCCCTGTACCATTTGGAGTATAGTCAATGTGGCTCTGAAGGAGAGTACCAAAGGCTTGTCTTACCTCACCATTCATCTTCATAAAGAAGAACTCTACTACCTTGGTCTTCATCGCTGCCTCAAGCTTTACGACCTGCCAAGCCTGTTTCAAGCACTCAACCCAAGACATTGAACTTGATTTCAACTGATAGGCTCTATGTGCCAACTGCATTACCTTTCTCATCTTGTTCTTAATTGAAGTTGTCATATCCTCAAACCGTTTTACGAGTGCCGACTCGGCTGCATAGCAGCAATTAATAGTTAAACTTTAAAGCCTTTATCTCTTAAAGACATTGCAAAGATAGTAGTTTTTTCTAATATTACCAAATATTTCTATAAGAAATTTCTAATATTACCACTTATTTAACACTTATAAGCTATTTCTAAACATTTATTCACTAATTATTAGCTAATTCTAATATTTAACTCTTTTTCTTTGGCAGTTAAAAAAAAATAAGCTATCTTTGCAGCATAATAAATATTAGTATTCACTTATATATAATAAGGTATGGACTTAAAGAAAATAATTAGGAGTCATGGGCAAACCATTTCATCTGTAGCTGAAAAGTTAGGTATTACCCAATCAGCTTTATCGCAACAAATCAATAATGGCTCAATTTCATTTGCGAAAGTAGAACAAATAGCTAGTATTTGTGGTTGCTCGCCATCTAGTTTCCTTGCTATTGATGGTGAAACCTTATCGCATCCGGCTATCATCTGCCCCCATTGCGGCAAGCCTATCGAGCTGGAGATTAGGGCAAAGGAGGGGAAATGATATTCCTCTCCTTTTACTCTTCTATTCCTTCTCCTTCAAAAAGCCTATACCTGCATGAACATTACCCAACTTATACCAAGACTGGCTTAAAGTCATAACATAACTACTGAAGGATTCTTCCCCAATATCAAGGGTGAAGTCTTCATCTACATCAGGCTCTCCATGTCTTACGTACCCCTTATTCGGGGTGTATAGCAATCTATGATATGAGCCGCTCTCACAAATATAAAGTCCGCTATTACGCCAATCGGAACTCCAAAATTCCGGTTTATTCACGTAACAAAGCATTACATCACCATCGTAAATAGGAATACTATGACTTCGCTCATCCTTTTCTCCAACAAACATTTCGCTGCCAACATTGTCAGACTGACGGATAACAGATACGATGGAGTAACCATTTCCAATAAAGTCCGCTATATCAACATATGTTCTTTGCTCTCTAAGGTCAAATTCTTGTTGGCTTCTTACGCCATCTTTCTCAAAGATTACAAGTATTCTTGTGTACTTATCACCAAAATTGACCATACTTAGAATCAAGCCGTTGTTCATGTAAGACGCATAAGCTTCTTTGGCTAGTGTTAATACACGCTCTAGATATTCCAATGGCTTGTATCTAACTAACCAAGACTGACCTTTATGCATCTTTTGCAAGTACGAATACATGTTCATCGCCTCGCATTCATCTATTCCATGCTTCTTGCAGACCAACTTGAACTTATCCGGATAAACACTAGTTACAAGTCTATCCAATTCGTCCATAGCTTGCATGGCTTTCAAATAATCATTTGCTTCCATTTTACTAATCTTTAAGTTTCTCAATTATATAACCACGACCTGTATAGGTACAAGACAAGCCAATATACACTAGCTGATGTAAAAGCCACCATTCCTCAGTGAACGGCAATCTATCACACTTCACGAACTCATCTTCATCCTCAAAATCGGATGCCTTTTCCAATATTTCTTCCTTTGTCATTGCTTATATTATTTATTCTAAAATCTATTAAATACACCATCCGCAACTACCTACGCATAGTTTGCATTCCAATTCGTTGCAGATGTTATAATATTCTTCTTCCGTTATATTATAGCGGTTTAGTACTTCCTTTGTTGGAGGCTTTGGGTCAAAGTGCATATCGGCACAAGCATAAGGCTCTGCATCTTCATGATGATGGTCATATGTATCACCAAAATCATTTTGTTCAGAACTTTTTCCATTGATAGTGAATACCTCTGTACGGCAAGGTAACGCATGATGCGTTTTTATCTTTAATTCCATATCTTAATATATATAAACTACTATTCAAAACTAAAAATTATACAATGCCCTCTTAAGTTTAATCCTAAGTTCTTCCTTCATTTGCGACACTTTGTCATATGAATCGTAATATCGTCCGTAATTATTATAACTAAACTTTCGCAAGTGATGGCACACCTGCATAATTTAACATAAAATAGGAATAAAAATGGCTTCTAAGTTTGCTCA